AACTCCAGAGCAAGCCGAACACTTGCGATTGGATATTTACCCGGAAGTAGTGAGAGCCTGTTTCTATCTTGGCTTCAACTACTCATTCACTGTCAAACTTGTGAGTGACCCCACTCGAGTTGCCGAACGCGATTCAATTGTCGAGATGGCGCGTTCATTAGGCATGAGTGGGGACTACGTTCTAGCTGTGAGAACCCCCGGCGACGAGCCGTTTATAATAGATACAAGGAGCAAGCCTGATGATCATCATTAAATTGGTCGACGATCACGGTAGATCTGAAAATTTTATTACTCTTATTCAGGTTAGCCATGAAGACGTAGACTATGCACTAGTAGATTCACTCCCCTCGGCAGTCGTCGGAAGTTACGAGATAGGAGTTTTAATCGACGACCTTCGCAGGATAAACATTGCGCACTTCTGCGTGATGTTGCACCTTCCGGCTCTTAAAGCCATTAACGTTATTAACAAGGACTATACCATGAATATATTTGACGGCTTAACTGAAAAGACGGATCGCAGCAACAATAAAGAGTTACCCGAACGTCTTATTGCACCATACGGTGAGAAACTTCCGGAAGACGGCCTTTTACAGTACGTCGCGGTTGAGACCATCGCCGACGTGATAGCACTAGCCGGCCCCAAAGCTGTAGTTACGCTTCGTGACGACCAGGTTCGACTTCTTTCTTGCATTAGTGAGTACCCTGACCTTTTCGGTTTCAGAGCTGTTGTTCTGTCAGGAGTTCCTGGCGCTACGTACAGCGGTGAATTTGACTCCATTACATGGCAACTTCCTCGTGTTGCGTATCATTCCGTCGTCAACGACCTTCTTGAGGTTGGACGTCGCGCTGAGCTCGCCGACAAAAAGGAGATTGACGGTTCAATTTATAAGACGGAAATGGACCGTATCACGCGCAAATCTGGCGATGTAAAGTCTTTTGAAGCATTCGACGTGCCAATGGAAGTCGCGCACGCTGCGGTTGCTCTTAAACCCGAATCTGCCAACGGAGTCGCGGAAGATGACTGATTCTAACGACTCGTACGTCAAGAAGTATGGCAAGTTAAAATCAATGTCCGGCCCTGACGGTCTCAAGTATGTGTTTGGAAACGGTGTGGCTGCGCACAATAAACCTCTTGTTAGCCGAGCTCCTAAGATGGTGCTTCCAGGTGTTTCCTCTTTCGATCCTAGGCCAATGAATTTCCAGCTTAAACTGAGAAAGGAGTTAAACGACGCATGTCCTGTCAAGCTCGATGCGGATTTGTTCGCGACAAACGGCATTCATACAAACTTCGACCGGTTGTGCACCTTGGCTGGTTACATGATGAATCCGATGTCGTATACTATGCTAGATAACAAAGAGTATCGTCAGTCGCTCGGTTTGAGGAATGGTTATACTCCGAGGCAGAGAGCCATCGCGGTCAATGTCTGGACGGCTATATTCGCCAGCTACTCGCCTGCTTCCGTAAAGATCACAAAGAAGTCAACTAGTGGCCAGAGGCGTAATACCTCCGATCACGTATGGAAGTATGACTTCGCTGTGTTCGTTTATGAAAGCGACAGATTTGAAAACATTTTAAACGCTGTTCAGAACAAAGACTGGCTTCTACTCGCAGACGAGTTCGAGATCGTGTTCGCTATGTATATTCAAAAGCGCGACCAGGTTGACACCCCCGGCAAACCACGTCTTGTGTTCGACTTGGATTATATCCTATCGGGCGGGCTTTCAGGTCACGAATTTGACGCAGACAAGCGCGTAGTGGTCGACGGCAAAGAATGGGGCGAGTTCAGCGCCACGCGAGCTCGTGTTGTACACGCTGGACCCTGGGCTATCAATTGTTTGTTGTCCATCATATCCAGTGGCACTATGCTTTCGTTGTTTGAGCGATATCCAACCGTGTTTCATGTTAATACACCGGAGGAGATTGAAAATGTAGTAAATGGCAACTACGTCTGGGCCGGCGATGTAAAGGAGTACGACCGGTCGATGGACAAAGAAGCCATATCGATCGCGCACGAGTGTGCTTCCGAGTTCTGGGACCCGCGTTTTGTGTCAATATCCGAGATGTTGTACTTTTCACCCTATTACTCTAGACCTCTCGATATGAGCGGCACTAGAGGCACGTGGGTTGGAGATCCTCGCAATCTGGAACCTCAGGTAATGGCTGGAAACAGATCCGGGCACGCGTGGACTTCGCTCATGGCGAAGGGAAACAAAGTAATTGAAACGCTATTTGTTTTCGACAGCATGGGACTAGAAGTGCTAGGCAACGAAACACTCTACTTAGAAGGAAAGGGGTCAATAGGCATCATTAACAACGGAGACGACGAAATCGTATACACCAAAAGTCGCGAGCTCATGGCTAGATTCCAAGCCAAAAGAGCAGACCTAGAAGCTGGCCACTATGTGGTCACCAGGGAAGAGGGAGCCGTTTTCTCAGGTAACTTGCTCATCCCTGACGCCGTCGAACCTTTGAAATACCGCGCAACCCCGAGACTACATACCGGATTCGAAAAGATTTACGTACCGGAACGTAGTATAGGTGGAAATTTCAGACCCTTCTGGTACATAGGCGTGCTTGAACGTATCAACAATCGCGCTAAACATCCACTTGGAGAGATCGCATGGGAGATTCACGATCGTTTGTTCCATGACATGTTAGCACCGCACTTCGGGACGCTGCATAGCATGATCGTTGACGCCGAGCAGCATGCTCCCTTTTCCTACGGAGCGCTGACTCCGGCGGATCGCGAAGTTCTTGAAGACCCGAGCAAGTTGCACTACAAGTTCCTCGACACGGAAGTTTCCGATAATGTGCTTGACGAAGTTGTTTCAAAGATTCCTTTCGAGAAGTTCGAACATATCGTCAAGCGTTACTATTCCGGTCATATCAACTAATCATAAAGGAGAATTAGATGTTAATAAACAAAGCTTCACGCGCAGCAGAAATTGTCGCGCTTAACGAAGCCGCCTCACCCGCGTTCGCGGGCAAAGCGGTCGCGCATTTCGCGCAGAAATACGATGAGTTCGTCGCCGAGAGAGGCGCAGCGGCCGTGCTGCTGAACTTTCCTTTCGGTTCAAGTAACGTGCTTATTAACGCTTCAGGAGACAGACTGCACTATCCAACAAAAGTGAAAGGCTCTGACGATTCTGACTATTCTTCTCGTGTGGCCGCATATAAGGAGGCCCTCAGCAGGACTGGCTGGTCGGCGGGTTTCGAGCCAGCTGTAGTCAGTGGCGCTGCCCCAACCAATAAGATGATAGGCGATGTTCGCATACCAGCCGGTCTTTGCCTTCTAGTTGGCGGGGCTGCTGCAGGTAAAACCCCGTTGGCCCACGCGCTCGCCGGTTTCGGCGATCGTGACTATCACGTCGTTCGATACGGCGAGCCGTTATCTGGCTATATTACCAATGAAGATGACGCGGCTTTCCATGTTGCAAAAGCACTCTTGTCCAAACATGATGTGGTTCTGGATTCGGTTAAGGACGTGCTTTCCCTGATGGGTGGTGCCGCAATGAAGTCCGGTCTTTCACGTGAAGTATTGCCGTTATTCTCACGTTGGGCTACGATTGCCGCGGATATAGGCGTGACGCTCTACGTTCCCGTCAACCCTTCCTCCCCGGACGATGAAGTGATTTCACTGTTGGTCGAAGCTACCAAATCAAACGCCACTATGACTATTTACAGTGACGGCGGCGATAAGTGGTCTTTCGTGGCTAGAAGGGGCGAGGGCTTGCAACGTGAATCGGGTGCGTTGACGGCTAGATACCTGCCGGATGGCACCGTTGAAATCAGAAACGGCGCAACCAGCGCGCTCTCGACTAAGGAGTATTCTTCAACAAGCTTTACCGGCGAAGATATTTCCGACGCTGCTTTCTCCGCCTCGCTGCGCAGATCTGTAGCTGCTAGTGTTGAATAGTTTTCTTTGTCACATCTCAATCATTATTAATAAAGGATACAAACAAAATGGCACTTCCTAAACCAAGAGCAACTAAACAAAACCCTAACTCTAAAGCGGTCAAAACACTAGATCCAGCCGTCACAGAAGATCTCATTACAGCTTCTACCGGTGGTCAGGAAACCGAGATCGGTCAGAAGGCAGGTGGCGGCGGCGCTGGCGACCGTCCGCCGGGTGTCAAATTCCTTGAACGCGATTCTGGATCGTCACGGGCGGTTCCAACTAACACCGTAAACGTACAGATCGTGTCCACGATCATCGACAGGCTCGCCGGAACTGTTGTAACAGAGCCTATTTTTAGGGCTAAACCTAATCTTAACATGATTATGCGCCGCGCTTCCGATCCTGGCGTGCGTGAGAAATGCGCTACATTCTTTCTTACTCATAAACTCGTCGATCCTTTGACATCGGTTATCCCTGTAAACACGCTCAAACCTGGCGACGCCGCTATTCTACAGAAAGATCTCTTTAAGGCCATTACTAAAGTTGAAAACGATCCCAAAGTGCAGATGGTGGTTACAGAAATTGTGAACGCACACCTCATTGGATGTGGTGTAATCCAAGATTCCGGCACCTTTACCACGCGCATCTACTACCCATTTAAACCCGTCACGACACAAAGTCTTGCTGATGATATAGGCATGCAGGAAGTGGTGCGCGTTTTGGGCGGTATAGAGAAAATCGATATTTCTTCTAAGAAATACACCAACCGTTCATTCGCCGCCGCCGTGGCGCAATCTCTCTACGCCGTCGGTAAGGCGCTATTAGATGTAAATGAGCTAAGCGGCGTTGTTGGTGACATGGTACTTGGTTGCCGCGCTGCAATCGATCCCGAACTGACCGGGTTCAAAGGCTCCGTTACTCAGGCCTGGCGTGATAACGTCGTCATTCAAGAATTGTCGAAAAACTATGTTTTCGTAGACGCTGCTTTGAGTCTGCCTGCAGGTAACGCGACTCCGCTGAATGACGGCTGGAAGCTTAATAATTGGGCGCCAATTATTCTTGCCGCTTTGAAGACATCGCCTCGCTACGCCATCGTCGGTAAATCTGAAGTAACACGTAGCTTAGGCTTAAGGAAAATTCGCGATCTACGCGGTCGTCCTGTCGCTTACGTTCTACACAGGTCCGCGAAACCAGAAGCAGTGGCTCAGAGCGTTTATGCGTTTGAAGACGCTGAGATTTCGGGCGCGGTTACCGTCATTCCGACGAAAGAACGTGTTGCAGAGGCGGTCGCTGCGGCGTACGGTCAGACAAGTGGTCTAGGTACAGATGCAGTCGCTGGCTACCTGGTCAGCTTCTTAACTGATGCCGTTGAGGCTGGCTACACCAACTATAAACTCGGCTACCACATCGACCTCGGCACGTTGCAGGAAGCCGGGCACCACGAAATCGCGTGCTTACTATCGGAACGCATCCGCGTTAAGATCGAAGCTGACGGTAGCGTCGTTAAACCTGGCCTTAACCCTGACATGACGCGTGACTACGGCTGGTGGTACCACGTAGCCACGAGCGAACGTGACTTCGGCGATCTCAACCGCGGCGTGTTCGATTCCACGACCTATGTAACTAATAGACTAGCGGAAGTGTTCATCGCGGTGGATGAGTTCGAACCGCAGAGCCCTGTGGACCCTCGTCCTCAACTAATTGCTCCAGTAGCGTTCGATAGCCGTATCATGGGCTTCGACCCGGCGACTAACCTAGCCAGTCTAACATCGCGTTACGCTTGGGACATTACTATTAACAATAGTCGTGTCAATGGCGCTTTCAAGGCTTCTGAACTTGGTGGCATGAAGTCGCTGTCTAACACATCTCTAGTCGTGCCGATATACAATGACGATGTGTTCCACACTGTAATCGGCGTGTTCAATACGATCAGCAGTCTGCTGAATGACCTTGTGAAGCAGCGCGCTGCGAACGGTGAAGGCCCAGACGCAGTAACCATTTCGTATTTAAAACGTGCACTTGGACGTAGTTTCCTGCGTTATGCGCAAAGCTTAGCACCGGGTTTCCGCCAAGAAATCCACAACGGAATGATAGATCGTGCGGTTACGAAGTTGTTGCCAGACGCCGCTATGGCTCTCCGTGCTCGTTTAGGACAACGCGAGTTCGGAGGCTACGCTGATGTATCCGCTCTGCTGATGTTCCTGACCATGCAAGGCTTCGATACGAAGGCTTGGGCTGAAATGGCAAAAGACCTCGACATGGCACGTGTGTTCCTGGAGTACGGCTCAGATCGTTCTAGTTCGTCTAACATTTAACGTCGTCGCTTAGAACGTTATTCAAATAAAAGCTCTCACTGCTTAGTGTGAGGCAG